CTGCCACTTGAGGCGTTGCGGTGTAGCCAGCAGAAGTTAATTGTCCTGTAGTTGGGTCAAACCCAAAGTTAGACTGACCAAATGCAGTAGTGACTCCAACTGGTTTAAACGAAGCAGCAGCTTCGGCTCTACGAGTTGCGTCTAATTGCTGTTGTGCAGATTGTTGTGCAGATGACTGTATTGCTCTACGAGCAGCATCAGACAAGAAATAGTTAGCACCAGCATTGAGTAAACCGCCTTGTGTGCCAGTACCGCCAGCACTAGCACCACCAGCGCTACCGCCTCTAGAACCTAACAACGCTCTTAATGCTTGTGTACCAAACTGTTTAGCATAGTTAGTCAGTGTAGTAGTGTCAAAGCCTAGAGACTGTGCAGCTTGGATGTCTGCTCCTGACGAGAGTACGACATTGCCACTAGCGTCTAGTAAAATGTCACCTAACTCACCGGGAAGTATATTCAGATTCCCACCCATATTGAAGTCTTCACCAGCGCCGCTAAATATGCCGCCCATGTTAAAGTCTTCGCCAGTAGTATTAAATAGTTCGTCCATACCTGTACTTCCTGTATTTGTTTGATTAAATAATCCTGCTCCTGCGTCTACGCCTAAATTAACACCTTGACCAATAGCTGCGTTTGTTGCGCCAGACAATAATCCTTGTCCAATATCTCCGCCTGTAGCACCAGCGCTGATTGCGCCTGAAGCAGCCCCACCAGCAACTTGTCCTGCGGCAGTCGATACCGCAGCGCCAGTACCAATACCAGCATTCTGTGCCGCTAACATTGCTGTTTGTTGAGAACCAAGCTCAGTACCAAACTCTGCCATTGTTCCAACATAGTCACTAAATTCTACACCTGCAGCAGTTGCCGCAGCAGAAACGGCTGCTCTAAACGCTACATCTTCAATGGGTAATCCGGCATCAATTGCTTTTGCTGCAGTATAGGCTGGAATTGCATACAAGGATGTTCCGCCAGTAGCAGGCGCAGCAGCAATCGCTGCAATCTTGACTACAGTTCCTACAGGGTCTTGTAGTGCTGGTTGTAAGACATTCTGGTCAATAAACGCACCAGCATCACCAACCGCACCTCCAATGGCTTCTCCGACATCCGCAACAGCGCCCCCAACGGCTTCTCCGACATCAGAAACCACATCAACAACTGCTTCAACGGCTCCGCCCATTTTAGTTTATCCCCACTGAAAGTGCAAACATCTTACCTTTTTTCTTTTCTGTAATAGGTAAGTTCATTTGTTGCAACATTTTTACTAATTTATAATTATCTGTTTCAATAAGAAGTTTCTTAATACCAGCTTTCTTTACAGCGTCAATACCGACCTTCATTGCGCCTAACAGCATATTAGGAGTATCTAGTGTGTACATATGCACTTCTAATACGCCGGGTTCTTTACGAATACCGACAAACACAGTGTTGTTGTGTCTAACAACTACTGCTTTTTCTTGTTTAATCAACAGGGCTAAACCTTTTAAGAATTTATCTTCTTGTTTGGTAAAGCCACCACGCTCTAGGTCTTTACGGATAATCTCCGTAGCAGACATCTGTTTGTCGATAATCTGTGCCATATTAGAATGTACCGCCATCGATAGTAGCAGCAGTCAATGCGCCTGTAACAGTTAATGTACCTGCAATGGTCTGATTACCTGTAACAGCTACTGTTGCAGCCGTTAGTGTACCAGTAAAGGTTGGAGACGCTAAATCAGCTTTGGTGTTAACTGCAGTTTGAATTGCTGCAAACTCAGTATTAATCTCTGTTCCACGAACTAGTTTAGATGGATTACCAGACGCTAGGGCATCTTTGGATGCAAAGTCTGTTGCTTTTGTGTAATTACTCATAGTGTTTTCCCGCCTTTAACAAAGACATCTACCTTTTGGATAGAGACTGCATTATCATCAATATCTGTTTCAAATCCGAACTGTAAGACTTTACCTGTGCCACCAGCATTTAAGTTTAAGTTAAATATAATAATGCTACCAGAATAGTTACCAATATTATACTCTCCAATGCCATACTCTGCAATCGTTGTTGGGTCTACAGTAATGGTAGAAGACTGATATGCCTTCTTAAAATCAAAGTCCCACTTCAGGGTAATATCTTGGTTCTGTGCGCCCAAGACAAGCATTTCTACTTTCTTTAGGATTTTGGATACAGTTGGTTGCTGGAAGTCAAAGTAGCTGGAATAGTAAACCATGCGGTAAGTGCTACCATTATCATTGTATCCGTTATACAGCCCAATATATCCCGCTTTCCCGATAAGAAATTCTCGGTTTGCAGTTGTGTAAAACGCTGTAGGTGTGATACCAGTCCAAGTTGTTGTTCTAGCAGACCCATCCTGTAATGCTCCTCTCATATCAAAACAATAAGCAATATCGTCCTCTGAGAACGACAACACATAGGCTGCCTCAATGCTAGAATACCCAGACTTAATTGTTTTTAAATCCGATGTGTTTGTCAGTGATTCTAATAGTTCATCTCGAACATTCTTAGAAATATCCCGCATCGGTAGGGACTTCTCTTGAATAGTTCTTGTAAAGCTACGCACTCCCGTAGCAGACAAAAAGACAACATCTGTTCCTGTGTTTTGAACCGAGTCTCTAGCAATACAACCAATTCCGTTTACAATATCTTGTAATGCAAGTATTGACGGGTCTTGAGCATTGGCATAAACTACAATGTGGTTCTCACAGAATATAATCAAGAAACCATTATGAGACGCTAAGGCTACGATAGGGTCGCCATCGCCAACAACTTCAGCAATGTTTAAAGAACCAGAAGTTCCTGTTTGGAAGTTTAGTGGGTCTAGTAAGTCACTAAAGTAGACTGTCTGTCTATCACCAGCAATGTCTGCAGTCCAGATTCGTCCATATGCCGCTAGACTCACATTAGGAGTAAATGTGCTACTTGTGTGTGCAATCGGGGTTACTGGTAATGTTGCTACATCAGCAAATATCTTAAACACATACGAACTTGTTACGCTTGAATAACTAAAGTATAGTGCTTTGTGTCCAGCCTGAGTAAGAACTGCTCTAGCTCGAACACCTGTGGAATCAGGTAGCGATGCTACTTGCCAATGACTGTCGGTAATGGTGTAAGTTGCGTTAGCTGTGTCACCGCTATTACGCACTAATTTCTGTGCTAACGCAGAACCAGTAGACAAGAATAACTTGTTATTACCAGCAGCAAATAACTGATTGTCGCTTGCTGTAGGAGATAACATCTCCGCAATGGTTTTGACTACAGCAGTGCCTAAATCAGCATTGGTAGGAAGATAGGTTGTCCATCCTTTTCTAGCACCGATACGACCAAACTTGTCAATAATGCAGTTGTTTGCCTCAAGAGCAAAGCCTGCCTCTAGCGAAGTAGGAGCATCCTGAAGATTTAGTCCTGCAAATCCCGGTGCGGATATTGACGATGTAACAAGCTGTTTGCTCAACTTGGAACCCAATTAGTGTCTTCAACATAACGATTAGACTCTAGCGATATGTAATCAGCCATTAAGTTACGAGCTAAGGCGTAAGCTTCGGAAGAAGCAAGACCGCCATCTTCGCCACGCTCAACCACTGCTCTTGCGTAGGCGTTTAGAATAACAATATCAGCCGGTACTTTAATAAGCGTGTTGTCCGATGTCAGTGTATCTTGCGGCAATATAACATTGAATCGTAAGGTATAAGCTGTGTCGGGAATTGGGAAGACATCTACTGAGGTGTCTCCGTTAGCGTCTTGTCCTTTAAAGTTATAATACTGTGGTGCGCCCTTTTGTGGACTAGTAGGTAAGAATTGCTGTGTCATGTAAGACACTGGCGCTAATCGTAAGAATGTGTCAGAAGTGTCGTTAATAACATTTATAACTCGAAACCGCACACCAGAACCAGTTAAGACATAACTAAATACATCAACAGTGGTTGTGACGGTTAGAGTGTTTGACAGAGCATTCCAGCCATAAGCAGCTTCAACAGACGATTTAGCATCATTGACTAACTCGCCAATCATCTTGCTGTAGGCTGTTTCATTAACAGTCGAGACTTCATTCTCCCGCAGGCGACGAAGTACGCTATTAACTGCTTGTAAATATGTTGTAGTTGCCATTGTTTAACAATCCCATTTCTTCAAAGCCAGTGCTTTGCGTGTAGGTCTACCCTTTTCATCCTGCATTGGACCTTTGACTCCGCCCATCCTAGCGCAAAAGGATTTGCGTCTTCCAGCCGCTTTAGGGGACTTTGCAGCCGCTTTAGCCGATACTGGTGGTTTGAGGTCAGAGCCTTCAGTTCGCTTGAAATAAGCCCTTCCTTTGGCGTTTAAACCGCCTTTGGGATTCTGATATACCTTCTTGACCATTATTTCTTCTTCTTAGCTGTTTTAGCAGACTCGATAAAAGCTTTAGCGGTAGGAGCGCCTTTAGCGCCTACCTTCCGCATCTTCTCGCCTGAGCCAGCCTTGATACGACGGCGTTTAGCGGCGATATTGGCATACAAACCGGGTTTAGTAGCCACGCATTGCACCCATCTTCTTCATTGGTTTAGCAACGACTTTAGCACCAGTCTTCTTAGCATACTGCTTAGCTTCTTTCTTACCCTTCATTGTGTAAGGAAACTTCTTGTCTTTGACCATTGGCATATTACTTACCTTTCTTTTTGGGTTTAGGAACTCCTGCTTGACGAAGTGAAATTGCTACAGCCTGCTTCTGAGGACGACCTTCTTTGACTAACTTTGATATATTCTTACTGATTGTCTTCTGTGATTTACCTTTAGAAAGTGGCATAATAATTATCCGTGTTGCGTTGTTAATTTATATTCTTGTTCAAAAGTAGCAATAACGCTAACAGCAGCGCCAGCTTCTGACTTTACTCTGAGTTCATCGCCTTCTTCAAAGAAGATGTACGAAGAACCATTTAACTGCAGATATGTCTTACTGCTGAGGTTGTATTCTAATAAGATAACAACTTCAGTATTTGCACTTTTATCGTACCACCATGCACTGAAATGCTTTGTAGAGCCACCTGTATTATGTGCATACATGGTATAGAATCGTGCAGTGTGCTGCCGTGGTACAGTGTACAGCGTTGTTAAGGTATTTGCGGTAAGGTTTTTACCGACTGAGATTTCTCTCATTTAAGTACCAAGGTTAACAAAGTAATAATAATGAATCCAGCAGTGCCTAGGAGAATCTGTTCTAGTCTCTTTAGTCTAGCGTTAATCTGCTCGTATCGAACTTTACAGACTTCTTCGTGGCTTAGTAGTTTTAAATCAGCTTCAGTCATGGCAAGCTCGCTACATACGCTTTAGATTGTTCCGCTTTAAATGTTTCGTATGCTTGGCGAACTTCAGGTGTCCATGCTGCATTAGCAATATCTTTTACTTTTTGTTCTTGGTCGCTAATATCAGAATCAGGAGTTAATACCCAACGATGGAATGTTCTTGATACAAATTGTCCATCTCGTTCAATAATGGTAGCCTGACGGACTTGAATGTTCCAATCCGCTACGATTTCGATTTGGTCTATTTCTGTGCGTTCTGTTAACATTTTTAGTCCTAGTTAATTATTCAGTAAAATACGAACCGCCAATATACAAATCTGGAGTTATTCCTGATAAATCTGAACCTGTAAAAGGATTTCCGTCCGTTTTGTAACATTCACAGGTAGTAAGATTGCCACCAATATAAAGTGTTGGGACATTGACTGTTGTTGAACCAGTCACAAAATTTGCATATGCCCAAGATACTGAACCTAGACTAATGCCTGCTATGTTTTTTGAAGTAAATGGCAAACCGCCAAAAGTTAAAATAAAACCATTTCTTGTGCTAGTGCTTATAGAAATTCTGATAATAAAAGTAACAACATTACCAATTTTTGTATATCTTCCAGTTTGAACGGTGTATGTTATGCCTGTTAAACCAATTGTAATTGTAGGAGTAAAACTACCTTCTTCATAATCATCTAGCGTATTAGCATCAGATGAAGCGGATGCAGTCGCTGGAAAAGTAATACCAGCACCGCTAGTAGATGGGGTAGCGTTACCAACACCAATCGTATTTAATACTTGCACACCTTGCGCTGTGTTAATCGTTACCGCAGTAGTAGAGCCATTACTGGCTAACTGAAGTACTCCTGATGTATCGCCAGAGAGGTTAAGT